TGATGTTTACTTTGAAAAATATACAGCCACTTATAATGGCCTAAAGATTTACACATATAATGGTCTGGCTATGACTATTGATCCATCAGCAAATGTTACTATTGCCAACTCCCTAACTGCCGGTGCAGCTACCCTTGCTGGCACACTCAACATTACTTATAACGGAAACAGTAGTTTAATTATTTCTCGTTCGGGCGGTTCTACACTCAATATCTATAGCGGTGGTTCTTCTTCGCATCAATGGGACATTTACACAAGTGGTACAGGATTACGATTCAGTGATAACACAGGTGGAGGTAATGTAAGAATAGATGGTGGAGTAGATATTTATGGAGCAATAACGAGTAGTAGCACATTCACACTTCCAAATACCAACGTATTCACAGGTAACGCCAACTCCGTGTCCATCTCTAAAGGTTTACACGTTGGAGGTGCAAGTGATGTTGCAGACAACAACTTACTTGTAGATGGGAATATCTATGTAGGTGCTTCTGATGTTTACTTTGAAAAATATACAGCCACTTATAATGGCCTAAAGATTTACACATATAATGGTCTGGCTATGACTATTGATCCATCAGCAAATGTTACTATTGCCAACTCCCTAACTGCCGGTGCAATGACTGCTTCTGGAAATATATCCGCAACAACTGACTCAGCGAATACACTTATTAGTGTTAATACTTCGAGTATATCGTATTATGCGGGGTTTAAACTTGTGAATAGTAATGGACCACACTATTGGTGTATTAATTTGGATGGTAATTTAACCACTTTGTATTTTGATTATGATAATTTAGGTTCTGGGTCACAAACAAAGATGAAATTAGGGTCAGACGGTCAATTTACTGTCCCCGACGTTTATTCAAGAACAGTAAGTACTCGCGCAGTTTATGTTGACAGTAATGGTTTGTTGGGAACTACATCATCTTCTTTGCGATATAAAGAGCGGATAACTGATTTAGAACTAGACTCGACCCTTATTTACAAATTGCGTCCTATCAGTTTTAATTTTAAACCAGAATTTCATATTGTTGAAAGACAATTTGGATTACTCGCTGAAGAAGTCAATAGCGTTATTCCACAATTAGTTGGATATGACAACAATGGTAGACCTGACTATGTTGCATATGAAAAATTGCCTGTATTGCTTTTGAATGAATTACAAAAACATTATATACAAATAGAAACACAAAAAGATAAAATTATTAGATTAGAAAAACGAGTTTTAGAATTGGAATTACAATTAAAAGGATAAATAAAATGACCCAAATATCAATGTCAACACTTTTAGAAAGCGGTGTTACCGCATCAATAAATTTTCGTAAAATAGCTAATGGTGTGCAAGTATCTATTATTGCGCCTTCAAAAAATCAAGCGCTTCCTGGGCCAGCGATGGCCGGCGGAAATGAGCAGATTTTCGCATTTGAAGGCGATGCCACAACAGTTGCTCCGAAGATTGCTGATCTTCTAAAAGAGTTAATAACCGAATAAATTGTTGCATTTTTCGTAAATTATACTTATATTACACATATAAAGGAGAATTCTAATTTATGAAATATGCAGAAATATTTATGATAAAAGATGCTTTACAAAAATTAGGTAAAGAACGCCTAACCGTAGCATTTGAAATAGCAAAAAATATTCGTGCTTGCGATAAAGTCTTAAATGAAGCACAAGAAATTGCAAAAGAACTTCATCAAAAATACGCTGATAAAGATGAAAAAGGTGAAGTAAAACAATATCCGGATGATAAGGGACAGATGTTGACGAAAATTTCTGATCCAGCACTTATAAAAGACTATCAAGTGGAGTTAGCAAAACTTGATACCGAAGAACATGAAGTTGTGTTTACAAAAATTAAAAAATCGCAAATAAGCGCCGAAAAAATACCCGGCGAGATATTAGTACCACTTATCGACACGGTATTGGTCGAAGAGTAAATTATAGGCGGCTATGGACGCCTCCAAGGAAAATTTTAAAATGAGAAGGAAACTGACTTCATTAATACTCCTTATAATTTGTAATATAGTATTGGTAATAGGTACCCTGTATGTGACAAGGACTGCTTTATATGACATAGAGCGTTCTTTGTACTCACAACGTGTACATTTTAAGACGACAGCATTATTACGTATGTCTGATTATTATTTCAAACATACGCGTGCTGAGGAACGAAATGAAATAGAGTTGGCTAAATTTTTAACCACTACAACTAAAATTGATAACACTGAAGCACAAATAATGGCAAGATATGATCCCAAAAATGGATATCCATTTATATGGATAGGTGGAAATCCATATTACCAAAAATATATGTCCGTGGGCAATGTCAAAAATAGTATTGCCCGCGCGGAAGAAATCGGAACGGTATCTCCTGGGCAGTTTACTCGATTTTATAATAGCTTAGAACATTTTACACTGCCAGAAGACTTAGCGCCAGTGGTTATTACAAGAACAGATGGTGTACGTTATTTGATATCGTGGGTAATAATTCCTGAACCTACTCCCAACGGCGCGAAATTTGTATATATTGTGTTTACATTTACAAGTTCGTTTACATTTTCATTAGATGCCATTCGTGATAATTATACAATTGTGTTTGGCCTTGCGGTATTGCTGGCAGGAATGATGTTAATACTGATACCATCTATGATAAAGAAATGTCACACACTATGACAATTGACCCGTTGTATACAATACAAATTATATTAACAAGTATCTTAGGCGGTATCGTAAGATATTTATCTGAATTCCTGGCGAAATCACAGGAACTAGATAAGCTGTCATTGGGATTGATGATCATACACGCAATTGTCGGAGTCTTTGCAGGGTACATGTCGTTTTTAGTAGTTAGTTTTTTTACTACATATGAAATAGCAGGAATTATAGCCGCAGGATTGGGATCATTTGGAGGGTATGGAACGCTTATATGGTTAATCCATCAAGCGAAGAAAAAATTAGTGATTATGGATAAAACGGAGTTCGAAGAATTCCAGAAAAAACATAAAAAATGAATACATTATTAGAATTAATCGGTGCATATAAAAGCACATTAATTATTATTGGATTAGTTGGTGTTATTATTTTAGGTGCCTGGTTATGGCATGTGAGTGATAAAGCACAAGCCGTCAGCGAGCAAAAAGCAAAAGACGATAAATTTTATACGGAACTTATTGCTAATTCTCCAGTTCAAACAGACACAATTACAATACATAAATATATACCACGTAAAGACACGAGTGGTTATGCGGCGGGAATAGCAAAGTTAGACGATCAATATCGTGCACGCATACGTGCTCTATTAGATTCAACATTTAACAAAGATAGTTTAATCGCAAAATTAAGCACACCATATGAAGGAACTATTTCTGATAGTTCGTTTGGTGTGTTAACAATAACATATTATCCATTAGAGGATACAACAAAAAAGTTTGCGTGGACCTTAACAAAACGTCCACCAATTGATAGTTCGTTAATAATAATTAACAATAAAAAGATGGTGCCGATACCATTTAAGGTTTTTGCACTCTCAGCTGACGTGAATCCAGTTGGACAGGTATATGCTGGCGCTAGTTACAGATTTGATAATTGGGTGGTATATATGAGCTATCAGGTTGTAGGAAAAGCAAATGGGTCAAACTGGTATGACAAGTTAAGATTGGGAGTAAGTGTTTATGTTTTTTAAAGCTATGGCAAACAAAACAATTGATTTAATTAAAAAATTTATAGTCAATGTAATTGACTTTTTTGTAGATTCAGTAAGCGATTATGATGAACGAACCGGCGAAGAGAAATTCTCATTAGGACGAGGTTCGTGGATTGTGTGGTTTTATTCTACTATCTATTTTGTGTTTAATGGTATTATATTATCATATCTATGGTACCTCGTAGGTTTATCCTTACTCGGGTATATTATTGGATCAAAGTATATTGTTACTAGTATTGGTGGTGCCAGTCGTATCGAAAATGTTGACTGGTCAAATGAAGAGCACCCATGAATATAATTGATGTGTCAGATACACTACCCTGGAATACAAACGGACAACGTTGGAAAAAACGACAGGTATCACAGATAAAAAACATTGTCATCCATCAGAGTCTTGGGACCAAAACGGTTGCTGATACGAATAAATTTTGTATTACTAACTCACCTAATATTACATTAGGACGAGGTATGCCAAGAATCGCGTATACATTTTTTATTGAGCCAGATGGTAAAATATATCAATGCAATAAGTTGGAAGATATAACTTCGCATGTAAAGAATAAGAATACGATATCTATTGCTATTTGTCTTGGAGGTTACTATAATTATATAGAAGATGGTAAGTTAGTAAAATGTCGCGACGGTGAGTCCCCTAAAGCGCAGATAGATGCCTTAGCTTGGACAGTGGCGTATCTACGAAAATTACTATATTTAACAAATAAAGACGTGTATACACACGATGAGTTACAAGGAAAGCCAAGCTGTCCAGGTAATACTGGTGCGGCGTTTGTAAAGAAATTAAGGAAAAATAAATGAAAAAATTAGCGTCGTTGCAGTATGATGTTACTGATCTTGTGACTGCAGGACAAATCGACTATTTGGTCGAAATTACAAAAGGTAAGGATGAACTTATAAAGAATGCGCACATTCCGTCCTTAGACGAAACTGAAAAAATGGCTGATGATAAGTTCGCATTGATTCTCTTTCACCCGCACATCGGAAAAATGAAAAAGCTTGCCATGTGTGATAGATTCATTACCGAACTAAATATGCGGATTTTCGAAGATAAAGCAAATTCGCTTCCAGTGGAATTGGTAAAAGTGGCCTCGTACCATTTAGCTAAAGCTGCACATTATTATAAATTACCTGTTCCTGAAACCATAAAAAAATATGCGGAGGAAAAACAAGCAACCAATTGGGTGAATATCGCAGAAGTTAGTGCTATGCGTGAAAAGAATACTGATGAAAATGTTAAGTATGCTTTGCATGAAAAATATCCTATTCATACCGCTCAGTTAGTAAAGAAAGCAATGGCTTACTTTACAGATCATTGGAAAAGATTTTCACCGTTAAATGCGTTCGAGTTTGCAGCCAACGTTAAAATTGCTGCGGATAAATTCGGTGTAGATTATAAAGGAACACGTATAGAAAAGTACGCAAATATACACCCTAATACGTTAAGTCGTACTTTTGGTGCAGCAATAGCAGCACGTAAAGGATATGTATTGGAAGCCGAACGAAACGTATTCGATGAATTAGCAAAACAAGCAAGTACATTAGGTCCAGTAAAAACTGCTAAAGTATTAGAAGAAATCGATCGTAAACTCGGACTAAACCGTGAATGGAATAAATCGATAGAAGATCCAGTATTTTCTGTGTTTGATACGACTCCACAACGTTTTGTAAAGGTAGCGGGTTATAATGGTATTGAAATAAATCTCGAGTCATTGAGAAAATTACCTAATGGTATAGTTGATGCAGCGACAGCTGAAGATTTAAAAGGACCTGAGGGATTGGATATATTTGAATCATTGCCAACGCCTGTAAGACAAAAGATTGCTAAGAGCCTTGAAAAATTAGCTGTTGGTACCCATGAGATGTATCCTGACACTGACTCGACACCACCAGTTAAACCAGGCGAAGCTCCAAAACCAAAAGCAAAAGATAGTTTAAATATAACTATTAATGAACCATCTAATCATATGAAGAAAGATTGATGTCACGTACTGAAGATTTATTACAGTTTGTTCAAGAAGACGACGTTTTAGAACCTGATACTCTTAGACAACTCTATCCGGATTTATCGGAAGAAGAGTTTAATAAGACTATGGCTCTAAAAGTGTTAAAGCACACACGTCAATTCTGGGAAAACTTTTATGCATTTGAAGATATAACATTGGCATTAAATGATATAGTTCCAGATTTCACGAAACTCGATGGTTGTACGCCAGAGCAGATTTGGTATGCTGTACAATTAGCCGATCAAATAAGACCAGGTTTAGAGTATTCGAAAGAAGTGCAATTATATATAAAATTTATGTGTAATGATGCCGGTGTTTTTATTTATCCGCCACAAGTTGGGCTAGAAAATCCCTACTTAGAAAAAGCGAAAGAGTTATCTGTTAAAGGACCTTTCCCCTTAGGCGAAACTACTGAAGAAATTCAAGCTGGAAAGTATTTAAGTATATTAGAATATTTGAATGAAAAATTGCAGAAATTGTAATTGTGAATTAAGTACTACTAACCATTGATCATATCTTTAATAATGGTAATAAAGAACGTAAATAACAAAATATAAATATAGGAACAGACACATATCGTTTTATTATCCGCAATAAATTTCCGGCTAATAAATATCAAATATTGTGTTATAATTGTAATTGTGCAAAGGGCTTTTATAAGTCCTGTCCACATACTAAAATAAGGAAATAAAATAATGCCGACCACGCCGTACAGTGATCAATTAATAGGGGGCGGAGATGCCCAGGCGCTTGCGACAACTAGATTAATTTACCCTAATCCATTTTTAGATCTTAGTCGTTTCTTCATGCCTAGAACAGTTAAATCACTGTTCAAGCTCTGCCGTATCTTTTACTATCGTAATGAATTTGTAAACAATGTTATAACTAAACTCGCAGAATATCCAGTAACGGATCTTCTAATTGAGGGTTTAGAAGATGAAAAATTACAAGCCGATTACAGCGAATTAATCGATCATAATATAAATCTAAAACGCCTATTAATTGAGATAGGACTTGATTATTTCACATATGGTAATTGTTTTGTATCAATTAATTTGAAATTTCGCCGCTTCTTAGTATGTCCCAGTTGCGGTGAAAACCAACCTATAGAACGTGCAAAATATCAATGGAGAGATTTCTCATTCTATGGTGATTGCCCCCGCTGTGGTGCAAAGATGGTAATCTTTAAAGTTGATGATCGCACGTTAAAAAATTCAAAATACTTTAAATTCATTCGCTGGTCACCAGAGAATATCTCTATCGATCATGATGAGTTAACAGGTGAAAATAAATATTATTATGATATGCAGCCAGGTACCAAAAAAGGTATTATAGATGGTAAGCGCGAAGTTATTGAACGCACCCCTATGTTGTTTATCGAAGCTGTAAAACACAATCGTAAAATCATGCTCGACCCTACAAATCTTTATCATTTTAAACGTGCTACACTTGCAGAAGAAGATCAAGGTTGGGGCAAACCGCTTATTTTATCAGCACTACCTATGCTTTGGTATACACAGACACTAAGACGTGGTAATGAA